AGAATTTGCTGATATGAATTATGATGGCAATTTACAAAAAGCAATCAGCCATCTAATTTCAAGTGGATTCAAATTTGATGGATATGGTGCAGGAACAAACCTACACATCTTAACCCATCAGGAACATCAAGAGTATCTAACAAAAGCAATCAAAATGGATTAATTATAATCCTTTTTTCTTATTTTTTCTTATTAGTCATGGTTAGGAACAAAAAATGAAAAGATGGCAACAAACAACAGTTGGACTAACCTTAATCAAGACGGTAGAAGGCTAGAAAGAATCATTAAACTTTGTGAAACTAATATTTCAAATGCTATGGGTGATAATCCTACACAGGCTGACCATGATCTAGTGTTAGCATACATAGATAGGTTAGTAAAGGCAACCACACAAAAGGCTCATGTGGTAGATTTAGTTATGGGTATATCTCACTTGAGAAAGATTGCAGAGAAGAAACTTGATCAGCCAAAGGTTATGCTCAAATGAATTATGATGAAAAACCATTTAATCAGAACGTCAAGATACTAAAATCACTACTGCCAAGTAGTACAGAAGATGAGGTATCAGTAGATTTTCCACAGTATAGAGGCATGACGTTCAAAGAGTTTTGGAACGCATTACCAAACAAATTAGACTATTTTGATTACGAAGAAGATTTGGCACATACCCTAGAATGTCACAGAAAGATATGGGTAAAAAAGGCAACAGGTCTAGGTGTCACAGAGTTTTTCACTAGATGGATAGCATGGAACTGTCTCAAAGACGATAATTGGAAGAATACCCAAGTAGATGTATCTGCAATAATTATCACAGGTGCAAACCAAGACCTAACAAACAAGGTTATCGGTAGGATTAAGAACCTATTTGACGTGGAATTTAAGACAAAAGAATCACTTGTAATACTAAATGGCTGTAAGATAGAAGCATTTCCTACTAACCACTTATCACCTGCAAGAGGATTAAACCCAAAGATTGTACTGCTTGACGAAGCAGATTTCTTTCCGTCACGTTACCAAGATGAGGCAAGAACAGTAGCAGAGAGATACATACCAAAGACCAATAGTTTTATCGCTATGGTATCTACACCTAACTTGCCAGGTGGTTTATTTCAGCGTATGGAAGATGAGTATGATTTATTGAGTGATAAGGACAAAGAGGACTTCTATGTAATGAAACATCTTGACTATACAGTAGGGTTAGACAAGGTATTTCACCCAGAGAACATCAGAGTAGCCAAACTAAGCCCTTCATTTGGCAGGGAATATCAGTTACAATATGGTATGGGATTGGGTGACGTGTATGAAAATCTTGACGCAATTATTGAAGAATATGACCTAAATATTATAGGTGGTAGAAGTGGTGTATATGGAGATCCTGCATTTGGCTCATCAAACTTTGGTGTATTGGGAGCAGAGATAAGAGATGGAATCCTCTACATCACAGAAGCCAATGAATATCCAAGACCAAGCCCATCTGCTATGCTTGATGTTATGGAAGATATGGCACACCGATACAACTCTAACTGCAAAATCGACTCAGCTCACCCAGGATTTATTAGAGACCTTGAAGAAAGAGGAATCCCAGCTTTACCAATCAACTTTGGATTACAAATTAGGGATCACGAATCTGCGAACGTTCAAAGCCTAAGAAGCAAGATGGCAATCAATTCAGCCCAGATGGTCAAGATGGGTAAGGTAAGAATACACCCTAGCCATACCAAGCTAATTGCACAGTTAAGATCAGCACAGTTTGACAAACGTGGTGGTATCAACAAGGAAGAATTAAACTTTGATATTGGTGATTGTTTTATCATGGCGTGTTGGGATCTAAAAGAGTTTGACTATGGACACTATGATATTATGTCAGATAGATTGGTAAAACAAGACGAATCCGAAAAACCTAAATCAAAGGGTGGTATTTCATTAAATACTGAGGTAATAGAGTGAACGATCCAAAGCTAGAAGAATTTATTGCAAAAGCCACAGGCAAGACAGTAGGCAGGTGTTCAAAAACAGAACTAGCCACGTTGTTTGCCAACACCTATGCAGAATATTACAAATGTTATAGACAGTTAGAGCAGGGTTATTTGATTTACAAAGAGCAAGAGGATAAAATTAACAAGATAAAAGAGGAAATGGAAGACCTTGACAACATACCAACATCTGTAATTACTACCATTATTGAAGAAGTTCCAAAGGAGAAGGTTGACTAAATCACATCATGTATGTCCACAATGCTTTGAGTTCAGAGGTAAAAAATACATTCGTGATGGGTGGGTATTAAAATATGAATAATCTACCAAAGACACAAGAGGAATTAATGCTATTATACATTCAATCTGTCAATCATTTGTTAGATAAAATCAAGAAAAAAGAAAAAGAGTTAAAGAAAGCAAAAGATAATGAGCCAATAACTGTCATGCATTACACTAGAAAAATGCTTCAAGATTGGTTCAGAAACAAGGGTGGCTTACCAATACCTGATTAATTTATTCTATTATATATATAAGAAATAAGAAAATCATTATGATCCCATTATTATTTGATTTAGATATTAGTTCTATAAATAATAGTGGGTTATTGTAAATGGCTTACGGTCTTTATCTTATATTAGATCAGCCAAAATGGTTTAGAGGTGATTTTAGTTCCACCAACAAGCTTACAGGCACAATTTATTCTGACATTAAACTAACAAGAAAAGCAAACTTATCTGGATATACAATTACAATTAGACTAACAAAGAACCATAGATGGGGTGACTACTTTAACAAAACAGCAACTATTGTTTCAGCCTCAGATGGAACATTTGAATATGCAGTAGGTGAGGGTGAAATACCAACACCAGGTATATACAATGTCAAAGCAGAATTATCCAAATCAGGTGCAAGAGAATCAACATTAAATAGGGTTGAATTATTAGTCGTTGAGGGTGCAACAGCATGAAATATTACGACTCTATCGGCAATCCGATTAACTACGACATAGAAGAAAGTCAGATAAAGGAAGCCAAGACACCATTGGCAAAAATTGTAAGATCCGACTATTCAAGGGAACAGCCATACCAAGTAACCTTTGAACAGTTAATCAAATATCATGACAGAACACCACAATTACAAATAGCAGTATCATCATATTCAGAATTAATCACAGGCACAGAAATGAATGTTACCTGCAAGTCAGATAAGGCAACACAAGTGTTAAACGAATGGATAAGAGATACCAACTTTTATGACAAATTCGAAAACATGGTTACTACCTGTCTTATTACAGGAAACTCAATACTTGAAAAATTAGATGAGAATGATATACAAGGCGTTGAGGAAGTAGATATGCAAACCATCATAGCAAAGAAACGTAACGAGTACGGTGAACTAGAATACTATGAACACAGAACAAACAACGGACAAACAGCAAAACTAGGTGAGGGAAAGCTAGGCAAATTTATTGAATTTAACTTAACAAACTATTCTAAACAACCCTGGGGTAAGTCACTATTCTATTCACTTGCCATACCAAGAACAATAGGAAACAGAACAACAGCACCATTGATTGAAATCATGTGGGGTGTTGAGGACGCTATGTCAGCAATCATACTAAACAATGCATATCCAATTACAACAATCACATATCCAGGTGCAAGTGACACATATTTAGAAAAAGAGGCAGTAAGATGGCAACGATACAAGCCAGGTGACAAACGTGTTCAAAAGATAAAGCCTGAGATAGAGTTCTTTGAAACACAGGGAAACAGCAAGTACACCGATTACATCAACCACCTAGAGAAAACCTTTGAGCTTGGTACGCAATTCCCACACGATATTATGACAGGTGACTTTACAAGCAGAGCAAGTTCTGAAACAACAGATAACATTGTCATGAAAAGGGTAAGGGGTTATCAGAGATATTTGGCTAACAAACTAAAGGTAGAGTTATTTGACAACATACTAATGCAAAACGGATATGATCCTGAAATTGAAGAATGTGAAGTAGCATTTACATCACAAAACATTATCGAATTGGAAGTGGCACAGATTAAGGATTTGACTACACAGGGAATTATGACCAAAAACGAGTCAAGAGAATGGCTAAGGGTTAATACAGGAATGGAATTGCCTGATGATGATGAAATTCAAGCTAATCAAGATCTTCAAGCAACCGTTGCCAAAAATGCACAGGATATTAAAAAAGAGAAATATCTACAAGAAAACATGAAACAAATATCACAGATAAGAGCCAAGCCAAAAATCATGTGTAAGATGTGCAAAGAAGGACAACACGCATTATGCACTAAAAGAAGATGTGAATGTCAATGACCGAATTTGACGATTTGACTAAGAGGATTCTGGACAAACTAGATGGCTTTGAGGAAAAAATAGAGAATCTTTGTGAACGACTAATGAAGGTAGAGTATGAGCTAAACAGCCACTTTAAAGAAATCGAGGACAAACAATCAAACAAGGACAGGAAATTCTATATCATTATTGCAGGTATAGGTATTACTTTTACGGCAGTAGAGATATTACAAAATATAATATGACCAATTACGAGCTAGTCGGAGAAACATCAGGTGCAAAAGCACAAAATGAGGCATGGTTTTCAACTGATCTTCAAATCTATCTAAAGTCTAAGCATTGTCATTTTGATATTGGTATAAGCAATAATTCAGATATTGAAATGACCTTTGACGGTGGCTCAAATTGGGCTGTTTTTACCAAAGGCAAACAATTAGAAGTAACACAAGAATTGCATATTATTTTAAAACCAGGTGGTTTATTAAATTTGAGAGCAACAGGTGGCACAGGAACAACCGTTGACCATTGTGCAGTTTATGCAGAAGTTTGATAATAGTTTAAATAAACCATTATAAATAATAATATCATAGCCGTCAGGGGATATCTTGAGTTGTGGATTCTAGATACCTGAAAAAGATACCTCTCTTAGGCTACCACCAAGACACGTTTCGTGAGAGCGTCAGAGGCTTTGTTTCCTCTCATTGAGGTGGTATTTTACTTAATTTTCACTAATATTAAGGGTATATATAGCCCTTTTTTGCTTATAAATATATGAATACAAAACAACAAACACAATTAGAAGCACAAAAAGAACAAGAATATTTTAACAAAATTGTACCTGATGTAGAATTTTGGGCTAGTGTCGAAGATATGACACTAGAGGAAGTCATTGATTTTCACAAACACCAAGTCAAAAATATTAAAAAAAGACGCCCTGTAACATTGAAAAAATGTGCATTGAACGCAGAAGAACTTAGAGAACATCAAGCAATCTTGGATATATTAGAACATGATTATCTTCAATCAATAATTGAAGGTAGAGGTTTCTTAAAATGACACCTAAAATCCTTCCATGCCATACTTACAAAGCTAGAGTATTGGCAAGACAGTTAGACCAAAATGACTATTCCCCAATGAGGTGTAATAATTGATTCAGGATAACGAGTTTATCTGTGATGTATGTTACAGAACATTTGACAAACTATACAGGATTCCTACTGATGGTGGACAATTCTGTGAAGATTGTCACGAAGAATTATAGACCGTTAAGCTTTATTTTAAGCTTAATGGTTACTATTACTTATTTTACTATATTATGATTAGCGTAGGCGTCCTATTCGTTATAGACTAAAAGAACGTAGATACGTCATTAGTCTATTAATTCTTATTATACCTAATACCAAGTTTAAATATTGAATATTCAAGCATATAGTTCCGTTAATGAATCTGCTAAAATTCGTGGCGTTGCATTAATTCCAAGAATTAGTAGAAATAACAACTTATACACTAAACAAGAATTGGAACGCTTTGACGGTGTTCAAGTACCGCTTAATTGGGAACATGATCCATCTAACGTAATTGGTACTGTCACATTTCATTATAATCCTAGTCAAGAAACTGTTTACTATGAAGGAATAATAACCAACGAAGCAGCTGCAAATGTAGCACGAAACAAGTTATTATTCACAAGCATAGAGGCAACACCAACAGAAGTAACAGAAATTTGTAACGGTAATTCAGATTGTTTTGCTATGCCATTTGGATTAAGACCTGAAGGACTAGCACTTACAGAAACGCCTGGTGTGCCTGAAACATCTGTCAAGGTCATTGAGAAATACATTGAGGAATGTAACCATGACCACTTTAAACAATATACAAAAGGTGCAGATTATACAGATTATCACAAGCTTCATTCACAAATAGAAAATCTACTAGAATATCTAAATATTGAAGTTTGTGAAGATTGTGGCAAATTTCACGAAAAAAAAAACTAGAAAAAGACGATACTAAAAAAGAGCCTGATTGGATTACTGTTAACGGTGTCCATATACCTATCAAACCAGGTCAAAACAAAGATGATGTTGTTAAGAATTTCCTAGACAAACAAAAAGACAAAGAGCCAAAAAAAGACATACCTAAAAAAGATGATAAACCAAAATCAGGTGATGTTTATAACACATCATCATATAATAACAATGGTGGGAAAATAGCAGTAAAAGTTGATAAAGTAATTCCAGAATATGAAAAACATATTGAAACAACAAGAGAGGTATGGAATGAAATCCCAGATGAAAATAAAGGTAATATTGTAAATTTTAATATTGGATCAGCACCTAAAGGATCATTAAATGCTAGTGGAACGTATGATCCAGGAAGTAAAACTCTTGGTGTGCATTTAGGCAACATCACAGTAGAAGGAAAAACCCCAGAAGAAATAAAATCACAATTATCAACAGTATTAACACATGAAATAGCACACTCACAATTTCACGAATTTGGTAAAAACCGACAATCAATATGGTCAGATAAAGTAATGGAACAACCACCAATTACAGGATATTTAAAAAAATTTAAAAATAGAGTTACCAAATCAAAAAAACAATATGATGATTATTCTGCTACATCACGTCAATATAATCAAGAATTAGATGATATTGAAAAAGAGATTAAATCAGGTAAATTATCTGATAAATCTGACGATCCATTTATCGGGGTAAGTCCATTACAAAGAGCAAAAAACAGAAGGGATAGTTTAGAACGTGCAATAGAGAATAACGATATATTATTAAATGGTGCATTATATGAATGGAAAACTAATGTAATGACATACGGTAATGAAACACATTCTGAATTTCAAGTTATGAATAAAGGATTTGAGCCATTATGGAAGTCCGATAAAGCAGCTTTTGAAAAAATTAAAGCAATTTACGATAAAACATTGGGGGTAAAAATATGAAAATAAGCATACCTATGCCTGATGGCTCATTCTCAATTTACACATACAATGATAAAGGTGAGTTAACAGGGCATGAAATAAGCGATAAAGATATTGAAAAAGAATCATTATGTCCTGATTGTGGTGAATCTTGTTGGAAAGGCTACAAACAAATAGGTATGAAAGACAAAGACGGCAAACAAGTGCCTAACTGTGTTCCAGAATCAACAGAAGATGTAGCCCTTAGTGGTGATCATAGCAGAGCAGATGTAGGTAAGAAGAAAAAGAAAATTGCCAAAGTTCCAAATGGATTTGAATTTAAAGAAGCATTAGATGAGCATTGGCTAAACATAATCCAAGAGGTAAGATTTAGGGCATTTACACATACTTCATCATTTGTAGGCAACGTCAGATATGACCAAGAT